CCGCACACTTGGCTTCACAAGAGGTATAACTAGATATGACCAGAGCAAGAGACTTAGCAGATAGCGCAGATAAGGACATTGCTGGCACACTTACTCTGGATGGTTTGACTGTCGCAGGTAATGTGTCAGTCGATAGCGGCACGATTAAGCTGGATGGGAATTATCCTGTTGGTACAGATAACGTAGGTTTAGGAGATTTAGCATTAAGTAGTCTTGATGGAGCTTCTTTACGCAATACTGCAGTAGGTTCTCAAGCTTTAAAAGAAAATACTACAGGTAATTCTAATATAGCTATAGGGTGGTATGCAGCAAGAAATATTACAACAGGAACACAAAATACTGCAGTAGGTTCTATATCTTTAAACTCTTCAGTTTCAGGTGTTGGTAATACTGCTGTAGGATATGCTTCTTTGCAAAACACTACCGTGTCCAGTAACACAGCAGTAGGACAGTCTGCGTCTACTAATACTACTACAGGTAATCACAACACATCTGTTGGCACTCAAGCACACTTAACTAATACTACAGGCGCAGCAAATACAGCATTGGGCAGTGCTTCTTTGTATAAAAATACTACAGGTAACAATAACGTAGCTGTGGGTCGTGAGGCTTTATATAAAAACACTACTGCTAGTAATAACGTTTCTGTTGGATATCAATCGCTTTACGATAATACTACAGGAGGCTTAAACGTTGCAATAGGTCACCATTCTTTAGCTAACAACACCACCGCAAGCAACAACACAGCTGTTGGGTATCAGGCAGCTTATGCTAATACTACGGGGCAATATAACACGGCTATTGGCACAGGTGCCTTAGTGGCTAATACGACTGGGTCTACCAACACTGTAATTGGGCGTGCTGCACTTGGGACCAACACCACTGGTGGTGACAATACGGCTTCTGGACATGTTGCACTATCAAATAATAGTACGGGAAGTTTTAACACTGCTCTTGGTTCACAGGCACTACTCTCCAACACCACCGCATCTAACAACACTGCCGTTGGGTATCAGGCTGGGTATAGTAATACTACGTCAGTCCAAAGTGTCTATTTGGGCGCACAAGCGGGTTATACATCAACGTCTGCGCAGAATACTTTTCTTGGGTATTACTGTGGGCGCAACAACACAACAGGACACGCCAACACATTTATCGGAGAAAGTTCTGGGAACCTTGTAGATACAGGTGCTAAAAACACCATCCTTGGACGTTACAACGGCAACCAAGGCGGCTTGGACATCCGCACCTCAAGCAACAACATCGTGCTGTCGGATGGGGATGGTAATCCTAGGCTTCAAATAGGTCAGTATGGAGAACTTGCGGCTAGAGGACAGCAAACCACAAACGCAGATTTTAACACCAGTTACTCTGGTGGTGATGTTCGCAGATGTTTATTATGGCATCAAGCAGGTTCTGCTACAGGCCGTCCAAGAATGCTTTTAGAAAGCCACACTTCTGGTGCTGTTATTGATGTAAACAACACCTTTAACAGTTCTTCTACCAGATCATTCTTAAGATTTTATCGCAGAGGAGTTGAAGTTGGTAGAATTGAAGGTAATGACACAACCACCACATATGTGACATCCTCAGATTACCGCCTCAAGGAAAACGTGATTGAATTAACGGGCGCAACAGATCGCCTTAAACAACTAGAGCCTAAGCGTTTCAACTTTATTGCAAATGCAGATACAACAGTTGATGGTTTCTTAGCGCATGAGGTTCAGTCAGTCGTACCAGAAGCAATCACAGGAACACACAACGAAGTTGAAACATGGGAAGAAGAAGATGATCTACCCGATGGTGTGTCATTAGGTGACAACAAACTTGATGAAAATGGCAACACTATTCCTAAATATCAAGGCATTGACCAAAGCAAGCTAGTGCCACTCTTGGTCGCTACAATCAAGGAACTAGAGGCACGGATTACTGCCCTAGAAAACGCATAAGGAAAAAGACATGACTGATACACCAACCACCGAAGAAATTGCACAACACTACACAGCAATGGGTCACTCTGTTGACTTGCTAAACGCTGGGCAACCAGAGGACATGGAAGATGCTGATTGGGCTGACACTGTGTCACGCAACGTAGAGCATCTGGAACTCATGGTTGCTAAAGACTTTTGGACTGCAGAAGACATGACTGCTGCTAATGCAGCTATTGCAGCTAACTCGTAAAAGGTAACATATGTTCGGTACAGCATTCGCCTCTACACCCTTTGCGTCACAGTCAGAGATAACCTTTCTGATCGACGGTGTAAGTGCGATTGGTGCTACCAATACTGTTACCGTTACTGCTGCATCAGATGTACCAGTTACAACACCTACCTTAACATCTAGTGTTGGATCTGTTATAGTTGTAGCAGAGGCTAATACAGCCATTACAGGTGTATCAGCTACGGGTTCTACTAACACGGTAGGTATAGTAGCAGAAGCTAATGTTGTACCAACGGGGGTTGACTCTACAGGAGTTATAGGTACAACTGTAGTGGTTGCTGATGCTAATACGTTTATTAGTAGCCCAGCGCTTACTGTAGGTATAGGTGTAGTTAATGCTACTGCTGCAGCTAATGTTGTACCAACGGGTGTAGCTCTTACTGGAGCTATAGGGTTCTTAACTACACGAACCAGTAACGTTATACCTATAACTTCACCAGCTTTAACTATTAACACTAACAGTGTTACTGTTGTAGCTACTAACTTTGACTACGACTCTTTAAAAGATAGTTATGACCGTAAGAGAGTCTTATTTATAGCGGGTACACCTCAGACATACACAGTGGCTATACCATCAGATAAGAAGCAAAGAACTGTTAGCATTGCAGCTATTGACAGAGACAACACAATAAGAATCGCAGCGTAAGGAATACGTACATGTCATACAAGTGGCCTGATAAAGACAAAGATGAAGTCCTAGACTATAACATAGATTGGTCACGCTTTCTAGGTGATGATACTATTGTGGGTGTGTCTTGGTATGTAGATGACGCTGATGGTGTAAAGACTGCTGTTAGTCCTGCCTCTGTAGTCAACGGCTTACAGATGGTACAACAGACTAATACTTCAAGTGTTTCTACTATTAGGTTCTCACTTGGTACTAACAACATTAGGTATCGTATCTCTTGTAAGATAACAACTACAGAAGGTCTACAGTATGAGCGTTCTGTCTTTCTACGTGTTAAGGAGAAGTAAGAATGTCTTATAACTTTATAGGCTTAGTTAATGACGTTAACAGACGCTTGAATGAGGTTGAACTTACTTCATCTAACTTCTCTACAGCTACAGGTTACTATAACCTCAGTAAAGACTCAGTTAATGCCTCTATTCGTCATATTCACCAAGAAGAGTTTGAGTGGCCTTGGAACCACGCAGAAGAGAGTGAAATACTATTACCAGGTGAAGTTCGCTACAGTATGCCTTACGATGCTAAGACTGTTAACATGAACTCCTTTCGTATTCGTAGAGATGCAAGTTTAAGTGTAGAAACTCAACGATTAAAGTTACTTAACTACGAAGAATACCTTGACAAATACATAGATTACGAGTATAACTCTGATGTTAATACTAGAGCAGTTCCTAAGTATGTTGTAAGAACACCTAGTAGAGAGTTAATCTTTGTACCAGCACCTGATAAAGCCTATGAGGTTGTGTATGAGTATTACACTGTTGGTGTTGATATGGATCTTGCTACAGACGTTCCTTCTATACCAGAAGAGTATAAACACGCTATTGTAGATGGTGCAATGTATTATGTGTACTTGTTTAGGGGTGATACTCAAACAGCACAGTTATCCCAACAGAAGTTCTTGCAAGGTATTAAGCATATGCGTAGCTTGAACATTAACAGAACTGAATATATTAGAGATACGAGAGTACACTTTTAATGGCAACGCAGTGGACAACATTTCCTATTGAGTTTAAGGGTGGGTTAGTCTCTAACCTATCACCTTTACAACATGGTACTAATGCTGTTGGATCTGCTACTATTCTACAGAACTTTGAAGCTAATAAAGAAGGTGGCTACTCTAAGATTAAAGGCTTTGAGAAGTTCACTAGTTCAACTCTTCCCGGTTCTGGACCTACTTTAGCTCTTAAAGTTATTAGCTCTGGTAGAGTAGTGGCTGCTCGTAAGAATGGTAGTAACTTTACCCAGTATTACTACAGCACAGGTAACTCTTGGAATAGTATGGCTACTAGCGCCAGTACTAACGGTGGTAAAGCTAGACACGTTCTGTATAACTTGGATGGTGATGATAAAGTCCTGTTCGTAGATGGTACTAACTACCCAGCTATCTATAACACTAACGGCAATACTATGTCGTTTATGACTGCCTCAGACAGTACAGATATTAGTGGTGTAGAGCAGGTAGCTATATTTAAGAATACTGCATTCTACGCTAAGGGTAGTA